GTCAAATAATAAGTAAATATCATCAAGTAAAAGTAGAATCTGGTTCCAGAGCAATATAATACTTCAAACTATACTTGCTATTATTGAATTGAGACAGAAGTTTTTCTGACACAACCACATCATAAGAACCAGGAATAATTTTAAGGTTCTCCACCTTGAAGTTAAAAGTAAACTCTTCATCAGTCTCACCAACTACGATAGAGTATTCATTGGAAGTGTCATTCTTTTTATCACGAACAACCAAACGAATTACACCTGCTTCACCAATAACAGAAAGATCTGGAAGTTGATATACTGCTGCCGCTTTCTTCAAATTATCCAATTGTGAATGTTCTAGTTGAAAACAAACATCTTGAGAAGGAAGGACAATATCTTTTTCTGGTGGAGACACAATAACTTCTGGATCAGCAAAGAAATATTTTACACGACGTTTTCCTTCACGAATAATAACATGAGAATTATTTTCAAAATCAAGGTCTGGGTCTTGATGTAGACCCAATCCATTTAGAAATTGATTGAGATCATAAATTGCAAAATCTTTTGGGAATTCTTCTTTAATTTCTGCTTCCGCAAGAATGTTCTTCATAACAGAAATTGTGCGAAGTTTGGAACCTTCCTTCACCAGAATAGACTGATTAATTGAAGCAAAGTTTTTTAGAATAGTAATAGTAGATTCAGAAAGTTTCATTTAAATTCACCAAGTCCATTATCAACACGGCTATAATGCCTGTCAAAGTGAAGAAGTAGCATAGCATAGTGAATGACCTTCAGCAAGTCTCTTTTGTTACGACCATTCTTTTGTCCGTATCTAGAACCATACTTCAAAATATTCACTTGACAGAAGTCTTGAGCAAGTCCTTTGGAAGCAGCTAAGTCAATCGTTTGAATATCTTCATATCCTTCTTCACTGCCAACATAATGACTACCATATGTACTGAGAACATATTCACTAATATCTTTTAGAATTTGCTCCTCATTGTACTTCCATTTCATAATCTAGTATCAAACTACTTTAAAATACTAGCACTAGAAAAGAAAAAAGTCAAGTGTTTATCTTAGAAAATCCTTTAACTTTTTCAAACTTGATAACTCTATCAAATTTATCAATCAATTCGTCTGTCTTATGTGAAATGACAAATATATTAGTATCTTTTATCACATATTTAATAATTCTTGTAAAATAATCTGTTCCCATAAAGTCCAAAGAACTATCAAATACTTCATCCAAAATAAGAAGATTAGTATTGACTGAATTTTTCATTCTTGCAATTTCTCTCCAAGTAAACAAAATTGCAAGATTGATTCTCATTTTTTCGCCTTCACTAAAACTTTCATATGTAAAGTCTTCGTGAATTGGAGATTTAATATTTTCTTTAAATTCTTCATCTAAAGTAAAATTAATATAGAAATCCATCATCTGCAGATACTTATTAATCTGCTTATTCATCAATGGCAAATATTGTTTTATAATTTTACTTTTAATGCCACCATCTTTCATTAAAAAATTAGCAAAATCATAGTAAGTTATATTTTCTTTTTGATTTGCTTTTTCAATTTGAATTAAATTCAAAGATTGTTCCAGTTCAATTAATGATTCTCTTTCAACATTTCTGTTTTTAATTTTGTTGGCAATGTCTTGAATTTCCTGTTCCAAGTCTCTTGACTGTTTATTAAGTTGGGAAATTTTAACATTATTGTTAGAAATTTCATTATTTAAAGAATTGATTTCTTTTGAAACGACATTGAATTCACGTTCTCGTTTTTCCTCTTGTTGAATTGCTTCTTTTAATTCATTATAACCTTGCTGAAGTTCCTTTGCTTTGGTTTCAGATTCACTAACTTTATTTAACCTAAATTCTTCTTCAATAGTTTGAGTGCAAGTAGGGCATACCGAATTATTATTAAAAAACTTGTGTTGTTCTGTAATAGTTGATACTTTTTCAGAAATCTTACCCTTTAAATTAGAAAGTTTTTTTAATTTTTTAGATGCGTCTAGAAGATCTTCCAATTGAGGTTGAAGGTTTTCTGACACTACCGATACCTTTTGTCCGTTCTCTGCTGTTAACTGGTCAATATAAGTGGCAATAGAAGTGATTTTATCTTTTTTCTTTTCTATATTTTCTTTACCACTTCTTTCAATACTATCAATAAATTCTTTTTGCATCTCAACCTTTTCTTCGGTCATAGATTGCTTCAAAGAAAGTTCTTTGATTTTATCATTTGTATTTTTAATTTTATCTTTAATCACTGCATTCATTGCAGAAAAGATTTTAATATCCAATAAATCTTCTACAACTTCTCTACGATTTGCCGTAGATAATTGCATAAAAGGAACAAAAGAAGCACTACCTAAAATTACAATTTGAGTAAATGATTTATAGTTTAATTTTAAAATATTATCTTCTAATTGCTTTTGTTGATCTGTAGATGCTGCTGCTTGATTCTGCAAAACACCATCAATCCAAATCTCAAAAATATTTGGTTTAATTCCCCTTACAACTTTATACTCTCTTGTTCCAATACTAAATTCAATCTCAACCAAACATTCCTTTTCGTTTGTTGAATTAATTAATTGACCTTTTGTAATTTTACGAAATGCTTTATTAAACAAACTAAAGCACAAAGCATCTAACATTGTGCTTTTTCCAGATCCATTTGCACCAACAATCAACGTAGTTGGTTGCTCTGTGAATTTAATTTGAGTTGGTTGGTTTCCTGATGATAAAAAATTACGATAGGTTATTTGCTTGAATAAAATCATTTTCTCGCGGAGGAATTACAAGTTCATTTGGGGTAATTATAACATAATGATATCCATACATCTCACAGGTTTTTATTGCTGGTTCATCTTCAACTTCAATTACAGACATTTGTGGATAATCTTCTGCTTCTAAAAGACCAGCATATCTTTCTGCATCATCTTCTTTTTCTTTGATAGTAAGTATAAACATTATTCTATTTCTAATGCTTCTTTATATACATCTCGTAAAAGTTTTTTGACCATATCTTTATTTAAATCAAACTCTGCTTCTTGCACATATTTATCTAAAATGCTTAATGTATCTTCTGTAGTAATATCAGAACAATCTACATCATCATCAAAAACATCAATATTTTCAACTATCTTAAGTTCTAAAGGATTAACTTTAAGTATGCTATCTACAAATTTATCAAACTTCAAATGATCTTCTTTTTTCCTAACAACTATCTTAACCATTTTATTTGTTAGATGTGAAGTATCAAATTTATTATAATCTGTCTCATCATAATATATTTTTTCAAACATATTATATGGATTATCAAATTTTTCTAACTCATATTCATTAGTATCAAAAATATTAAATCCTCTAATATCATCTACATCATTCCAAAACATTTGATATGGATTTCCTAGATAAAATATTTTTCCGTCATCACTACGAGTATGATAATGACCAGAAAATACTCTTTCAAACTTTTGAAATACTTTTTTATCCAGTCCTTCTTGTTGATATTGTCCTGGATAAACAGAAAATCCATTCAATTCAAGATGACCAAAAACAACTTTTGCTTCTGTTTGTTCAAGAAGTTTGAAAGTTTCTTTTTCATTATCAGCACATATCCAAGGAAGAAGAACAGTTTTCATTCCCTCAATAATATATTCTGCTGGTTTAGAAACTCTAACTACATTATAATATTGTTGAAGAAGTGTATCTATCGCATTGATTTGATTACTGTTTTTATAATAAGCATCATGATTTCCTACAATGTTGTAAACAGTAATTCCCAAATCTTGAAATCTATCATAAACATTTTCCTTTGCCCAATCAAGAGCCCAATAATCAACACCTTTACGACTATCAAAAGCATCACCCAAATGAATGACAGTTTTAATTTTACGTTTTTCTAACGTAGGAAAAAATATGTCATCATAAAATTTAGCAAAATACTCATGAAAAGATTTATTTGCTTTTCGGAACCCATAGTGACTGTCTGTAATTAAACCTATCTTCATTGACTCAATTTAATTTGAATATTGTCTTTAATTGTATTGTAATCCGATCTATTAAATCCTTCATCAGCAGTAAATACTTCTTCAAATCCACTGCGTTCAATAATCTTTTCTTTAATTTCCATTTGTCTCTTTTCTCTGGAAATGCGTCTTAAGAAAGCATACCAAACAATTTGAGTAAAGTAAGCAAATGGATTTGAACGATTGACATCAAAATTGTTAATATATTGAACACAATTTTCTACACCATCCGAAATCATGTCCTCACGAAACATATAATTTACAAAGTTTGGACGATATGATAAGTGAGTAGCAATTTTCAAAAAACAATCACCAAGGTAATTGGAAATCCTTGGTGGTGGAAGACCATTAGTTTTTGATTCTTCCAATCTTCTCTTATGAGTAATCAATGCATCATGAAAATCTTTATTATTAACATAATTAGGATTCTTTTTCTTTTCTTTCATTTATAAGTCTTATTAATCTTTGTTCATTATAGCACATAGATCAAGTAGTTGACAAACAGTTTAAATCTGTCTATAATCACTCTGTTAGGGTTGAAGATCAGCTATATCTTCAAGTATTTTTGTATAACTTCTCTAAAGATACTCTTGCTTCAGCAATAGATGATAAAAATCCCATATTGGGAGTAATATTGCTCATAGAAGTTTTTTTGTCTTTATCTCTTAAGAATTTATTATACACTTTAATTA